GCTTATGTTTGGTCGCACAAGCACATTAGAGGGGCAGAAATGTCCCTCTTTTGATATAAATAATCAAGACCAAACATGAAGCAGTTATGAATAAAGTAAGCGTTCAATCGTTGAACGGATGTTTCAACATATCCTGGCAAGATAGTATTGAGATGCCAGATGGTTGGGAAAAGATATATGACCCCAGAACAAATAATTGGGGTAAAATAGGTGGAAAGATTGGTGGTCCAAAGGGTGCGAGAACACAGATAGAAAATAAAATAGGAATGTATGCAAGAAGTGAAAAACAAAGAAAGTTTGATTGTATAAAAGGTGGAAAATCTGCTGGTAGAAAACTTTATGAAGAAGGGAAAGGTATTTTTTCACTATCACAAGAAGAGAGACTTGAGAATTGTAAAAAAGGCGGAGAAATAATGGGACAAAGAACAAAAGAACTTGGCGTTGGTATTCATAAATTAACAAAGGAAGAAAGGGTGGAAAATGGTAAAAAATATGGAGGAATTGGTGGCAAAGTAGTAGCAGAAAAGTATTCAAGAAGTTTCTCTTTAATATCACCAACTGGAGAAAGAGTTGATGTAAAAAATCTAACTAAGTTTTGTAGAGACAATAATCTAACTCGTGCAAACTTACAATCGGTTTTAAGGGGAAATAGAAACCATCATAAAGGTTGGAAAAAGGCGTAAGTTTCAAGTGATAAGAAGGGGGGCACGTGCAAAGTGCCCCTATAGTATGACAACCACTGCAACGATGATCGACTTCCCTACTCTCCAGTCTAAAGATGGCACAATGATCGTAGGTTTCTATCCTGTAGAAACACCTTTCGGTGACATCTCAAAAGAATGGTGTCTGCAGGTATTGTCCTGGAAAGGTATCGACCAAATCTCCAAAAAGTATCTGAATCGTGTAGAAAAAGCAGTCGCAATCCGCGAGCGTTTGGCATACGATTATCAGGTGACTGGAGATAACGCTAACCTTCCCCAACTCGGTAATCCTTTCTACGGTGCAGTTTGATGACAAAAACCACTCTTACTTTTGAGGAGATTGATGCACTTCTCAAGTTCATTGAGTTTCACACTGATTCATTCTCTGATGAAGAATCTGCAGAGGAATTGAATGAACTTGTTGGGTGTGATGTTGATGCACTCTACAACAAACTTTCTGAAATGCAGGATGAAGTCTGATGAAAGTTCTTACACTTCAAGTCACCGAAGTTTCGTTTGATTTTGATGAGGAAGATTTTACCACAGAAGAACAACAATCAGTTATAGATTCTGTTGTTGGTAATACTTTTGAGGTTGAAGTTGATGATGACGATGATGATGAAAACATCGCTCAAGCATTAGTTGAAGAGGTGACAGATGCCACTGGTTGGTGTGTCTTCTCTCTAGACTTCGTTCACGTTCTTAACACTCACTGAAACACATTAAAATGACATTCAACCGCGATTCACTGATTCAAGATTATGCTCAACTGATCGTAGAAGGTATGGATATGGATACATTAGTTTCGTTTGCTTATGATACATTGATTGGTAATCTTGATGCCTATAGTGATGAAGAACTGATCAATGAGGTGAAAGAATATAATCCCGAACTTCTGACTGATTGAAAGGGGGCACGAGCAAAGTGTCCCTATAGTATGAACGAAACTCAAACCGACTTCCAAACTCACATCACTCCTGCACTTCTGGAGTTTATGTGTGACAATCACACAGATCTGAATGATTGTGTAGATTTTGTCTGCAATGTTTTTGATCTTGATGCAACTGATGAATTGATTGATTTTGTTGCTGATGAGTTCGATTCTTTCTTCGGTAACTGAGTATGACACACTACAATCCTTACGTTCAAAATCTCATCGAAATGGGATATGATGCTGCTGATTGCTACATGGTAGCAGCAGTAGGTGAATCAAATCCTACCTATCCGCGTAACATTCACGGTCGCATCTTTGAGACTGAAGCAGAGTACAAAGAAGCACTGCACGATTATATCAACGGTCTCTGAAGGTTAAGTAAAGGGGGCACGTCGAAAGTGTCTCTATAGTATAAGCACAAAACGATTCAAGTTCCATGATTCAAACATCTCAAACCAACGACAATTTCTATCCTCTGTATGATGATTGCGAGCACGATGATTATATGACTGCAGAGGATTATGAGCGTCGTCAGTATGAACGTGACGGATGGAATGAGTCACGTTATGATCGCCAATACTACTGAATGTCCCGCAAAAGTTTAACATTCAAGTCACCTGACAAAGTGAAGACAATTCTACTGATCTTCATCGTTGCGTTTCTACTTTCTCCTGGAGTTCGCAATATCACTGCCTCAACATTACACACTGTTGCTGATCTCATTCAACCTCAATGATTGAAACTGATTATTACATTCTCACCAAGGATCAGTATGATGAATGTTATACTGAAGCATTACGAATTGATGTGTCTATTGATTACTTTCTGATGGAGTTTTGTGATATTAAAGGAGAGGAAGTCGTTTGTGAATGAAAGGGGGGCACGACCAAAGTGTACCAGTAGTATAAGCACAACACCTTCAAACAAAAGCACAATGCGAGTCATCGAAAAGCAAATGAATGATGCTATCACTGCATCGAAAGATTGGAAGAAAGATAATACTGAAGTCATCACATGTTCGCATGTCTCTGATGTTTATCTCTACAACAATCTGATCGCTCGGATTGGTGAAACCTGGATCGAATTGTTCGATGGAGGTTATCGTTCCAATACCACAAAGAGTCGCCTTAATGCTATTCTTCAAGTTCATGGTTGCGACAATGAGTATGTCTTTCAGAAGAAAGGTGAGTGGTTCATTAACTACAATGGTGCCCCAATTCCTTTCTTCTCTGGTATGCGTCTGAACTGATAAGATGATGACTGACGCACAAAAGATTGAAGCACTGACTGAACTTCTCTCTACAGTGATTCACTCTCTGGAGATGACAAAGTATGAAATTGAGGATATATCTGAGGCAGCAAATGTGATTCGTGATGCTGACAACTATCACCAACAAATGCTAGACATTCTTCACTCTAACTGAACTGATGAAAGTTATCACAATCATCCTAGGATGTCTTATCTTTTTTACCTCATGTGTCATCGGTCTAAAAACAATCAATCCAAAGATTGAAGCACAATGTATACAAAAAGGAGGACAAGTTCTAGCAACTCCTGGTAAGTTTAGTTCCTGTCTTTATTCTGTAAAATGATGTTCTCCATTCGCTACTTTACGCCTTATCAACAACAATGGAGGACTCAATCTTTCTCTACATTAGAGGAAGCAAATCGTATGGTTGACTTCTACAAATCATGTGGTAGTCCTGCTGAATTGATTAACACTTCAAACGCACAATGATTGAAACTCTCCTAGCATCAACTTTCGCTACCGCTCTGTCTTCAACTTTAATCGGTCAAGTTATCATTGGTCCGAATCTTCTCAAGACTGATTACCTAACTGAACGTGATGAAGTAATCACTATTGTAGAGACAATTCAAGAGGTTCCCTAACATTATGAGAACGACAATTCGTTGGTTTTGTCCTTACTCTCAAGGGTGGAAGTTTCAAGGGTTTAATACCTACAATGAAGCAGAAAGAATGGTAAGTTTCTATAGTAGAGCAGGAACGATTGCATCTATTATGACATACTAACTCAGAGGGGATTACACCCCTGCGCTTACGCTTAAGGTCCCCCAAAGGGGACCGCTTTTTTTATGCTTTTTACTCAAAATAAGGTTAAAAATGTATTAAAAACGATTTAAAATGTGTTTTTAAATATAAATGAGTTTTTGTAATCATTCTCAATAAGTAACATTTATTGAGAATCAATTAGGGTTATTGTTGAGAATTAGGGGGTGCTTTTTATACCCTTTAAATGTCTCATGGGGTAGTGATCTTAGCGTGCATGATAACACACCCGCGCTCAAATGTCAAGACCCCCCACGATCAGAAAATCCCCACACATCCCTCAAAAAACATAAGAACCTCTAATAAATATCCCCATGGCGTTGACAATAATTCCCAGGTATCTTAGACTCTTACAAGAACACCAAGGAGCACACTTATGTCAGTTGCGTATTCCCAAGCACAGAAGCAGCGTTATAGGGTCACTCTAGATCTATCAGTGTTTGGTGACTTCGATCCGCATCAGATTGACTGGGAAAAGTTATTCAAACTGGAACCTGCAGAAAAGTGTGAAGCATACGTAGAGGATTTGAGTAACCCTGTGAGATGGTGAGTTAAGTAAAGGGGGCACGGGTAAAGTGTCCCTATAGTGTAAGCAACCGATCCGCACAATGTCACTCTCTGAGTTCGCTAAGATGTCATCACTGGATCTTACGATTGCAGAGGTACAGGGTAAGGTAAAGGTCACACGGTTAGCATCAGCGAAACCCCGTAAGTCTGAGTTGATTCTAACTCAAACGAAAGGGAATCGTTGCCGCACTAATCGCTCAAGTGGCACGAACTTTGTTACTCAAGTCTGATCTGAGTTAAGTAAAGGGGGCATGAGTAAAATGTCCCTATAGTATAAGCACAACCACCAAACGATGACTGTCACTTTCCAAACCAACATTCAAGATCAAACCTATAACGGTTGGACGAATTACGAGACCTGGAATGTTGCTCTCTGGATTCAAAATGATGAGAGTTTCTATAGTCTTGCTCGTGAGGTAGGTAACTATGAAGACTTCGTAGATGCGCTGGAAGGATGTGGTTTTAACAAGTCATCTACACCTGATGGAGTATCATTCAACGACCCCAAAGTTAACGTCCTTGAGATTAACTCAGACGTGTTTGATTTCTAGTCTTAAGTAACACTCACTCATTCACTCTTAACTCACACTCTCATGCGTTACATTCCACAGTCTCAGTATACCTTTGATGAGATCTGTAAGCAATGCTATGATGCTATCAATCGTCCCCCTCAGGTTAAGAAATCAGTCATCTCAGTAGACTATAATGAGGTGCTGCACTTCTTCCGTCGAGAGGATAACGTACTGGTCGCTCAGTAAGTAACAAGAAAGGGGAATGAGATGCGCCCTACAAAGACACTCACTCAACACACACTAACTAACACTCAAACGTTTAACATGTCTAAGATCGTTGCACTTTCCCTGCTCGCTCAAGGTAACACTGGTTCTGAAATCTTGTCGATCCTGGATACACTTGCTACTGATAATGTAGAGCAGTCTGATGATAACGCTCCTACACTGAATAGCATCGAGTTCTGATCCTAACTGTGCGTCCCTTGCTTGACAGTGAGGGACGCATATCTTATACTCGTAGATGACAGCGTTTGACAGTTAATTGCGGGCGGTTTGTTATATCGTCGCGGGGCGTTGTTAAGCCCCCCCCCCGTTATTAAAAAACCAAACTACCCTAACCTACAGAGGTGACAAAACGCGAACGATATATCACATTCATAAAAAATTTCCGGAAGTATGAGGAAGTTCACAAAACCCCACAGAAGAACCCCATATTGGAGTTTCTGGAAGGTTGTATTTGCGGGCTGGATGATTCGTTATCCACGCCCCTTTTTTGTTGCACTAGGATTTTGTGTAGTCCTGATATATAATGCAGTGTCAAAATAAGACTGAAAGAAAAAATTCCGGAGATATTTTTTATGACTGACAAAGTATATCACATCTATGCAAAGGATAGGTGTTTATTTCATTCTTTGAAAGAAGAAGAATTTAAAGCAACATGGAACACCTTACATAAGATGGTTGGACTAATGAAAACTGATTATGAATTAAGTGATTTAAACTTTACAGAACTTTCAGTTAACATTGGAGGAGGTGGTGGAAATAGGTCATCAGAACCTCCTGGATGTGCTTCATATTAATTTGACAAAAGCATATATAGACTGATAAAATTGACATTGAAGGTTGATTAAACTTTATGGCAAAAGGATTTACTGTTAAAGCAAATGCACCAAAACCCAAAGAAGTAGAATGGGATATTGATGCAATTAAAGAAAGGATGCGTGGGAAGAGTATTGTATTCTGTCTTCCTGGTCGTGGGTGTTCTTTTATTTTTCTGAAGAACTTCGTACAACTGTGCTTTGATATGGTACAGAATGGAATGAGTATTCAGATCTCTCAAGATTATTCATCCATGGTAAACTTTGCACGTTGCAAGTGTCTAGGTGCAAATGTTCTTCGTGGTCCTAATCAAATTCCTTGGGATGGAAAACTAGAGTATGATTATCAACTCTGGATTGACTCGGATATTGTCTTTGACACAAACAAGTTCTGGCAACTCTGTGATCTTTCACTCTCAGAAGATGGTACAGAACGTGAGATTACTGCTGGATGGTATGCTACTGAAGACGGTCACACAACTTCTGTCGCACACTGGTTAGAAGAAGATGACTTCCGCAAGAATGGTGGAGTCATGAATCACGAAACCGTTGATTCAATTCAGAAGCGTAGAAAGCCTTTCACAGTGGATTACACTGGTTTTGGTTGGGTTCTCATCAAGAAAGGTGTTTTTGAGAATCTAGAATATCCTTGGTTTGCTCCAAAGATGCAAGTCTTTGAATCGGGTAACGTTCAGGATATGTGCGGTGAGGATGTTTCATTCTGTCTGGATGCTAAAGAAGCTGGTTTTGAAATCTGGTGCGATCCTCGTATTAGAGTCGGACATGAAAAAACTCGCATCATCTGATGTCAGAAAAACTTTATAATGTTCTTTATAAAGGACGTAAAATTTATAAGAACCTTAGTATGGAAGACTGTACTGAGGTTCTTCAAGACCTCTCAGAATCTTTTTTCTCGGGAGAACTTATTAATCCAGAACTTATCGAATTGGAGGAAATTTAATGGCTAAAGGTGGTGGATCGAATAAAACTATTTTTGAACCTGGAGCACCGAAGAAAACTCGTCAGGGACGTTCTGCTCGTACATTACTCAGTGCGACCTCTCGTAACGGTAAAAAGAAAAGATATCGCGGACAAGGTAAATAGATTTAACAGCATGTAGCAATACATGCTTTTTTTATGGGTTCTTATGTCATATCTTAATCACAATCTTCCGACAATTACTTGTTACATTCGTAACGAATTTCTCTATAATCATAAAAAAGGTCATGGAGAGGTAACTTTATGCGACGTACACTCTGTAGCGTCCTTAGAGAAGCACGTACCCCTCTTTGAGGCGTTTCTAGAGAATGGGGTGAACTGGACTCGTAGACCAATTCATGCGTTCTGTTGGAAGCCTGATGCACCAGTTCCTCAATTAGAAGAGTGTATGTGGTGGGATTGCTTTTCTCCTTATATTGACGTTCAAGTTCGTTCAAGATTGGCTAACTTGCGTGCTGAATTAATCAATTATCGTGGAGAAAAAAAAGAAGGAACCTATATGTTTACCTTGGATTGGTCTTGGGAATCCAAATCCACATTGAATACTAATTTCAGTGAGACTCCAGAGCACAAATGCGCTCATTTTTTCAAGATGGATGATGGAAACTTCTATGCTTATCCAAATAATAAAATATTATGGTATGATGATGCATGGACTAAGAATAGGATTACCAAAAATCCAGGGTATGAAATCGATTTAACCGAATATTCAGTTGAAAACCGTCGTAAAATTGAAACATCTGATGATTTTATGTACGAAATCACAAAAATTCGGGATAGCAACCCCGTAAAAAGTTCTGATTTTAACGAATCAGGAGCAAACGATGACCAAACAAGTCGATAAAGATGAAAATTTCATGAAAAATGAGTGGGGAACCACTTATTTGTCAAGTGAATATGGTTGGGAAGAAAAAATTGAAAAGAAGAGGATGCTTCGTGAGATTTCTAATGACGATCTAACACCAAAGAAACATGATTTTTTCCATCAGAATGAATTGCACTCAAAAATTCGTAATGATGTAGACTACGATGATTGGGAATATGGAACAGAACCACTCTATGAGGTTAAAAATCCTTAATAAATAAGGTAGAATTATAGTATTAAATGCCTCTAGAAAGGGTAAGCCAAGGTTTTAAAGATATTAGTATGACCTTTCAGTCTAATCCACTGAACGGTGATTTGATTGCGCTTAAAAATGAAAACGCAATTGCTCGTTCTATAAGAAATATTGTGTTTACCCTTCCTGGAGAAAAGTTTTTTAATGAAGATTTTGGATCTAGAATTTCTAGATCTTTATTTGAAAACATTGATGATATCTCTGCATCCGTTATCACTGATGAAATCAGACAATCAATTTTAAACTATGAACCAAGAGTTAGATTGATTTCTGTAAACTCTTATCCTGATTATGAAAACGGATCTTTTGACGTAACCATTGTATATGAAATAATAGGAGCAGATGTTCCAGCGCAGGAATTACAATTTATTTTGCAACCAACTAGGTAAAAATGCCATTAGCAAATTTCGCTAACCTGGATTTTAATCAGGTTAAAACAACACTCAGAGACTACTTAAAAGCGAATTCAAACTTCACTGATTATGACTTTGAGGGATCTAATCTCTCAACGATCATTGATGTGCTGGCATACAACACTTATATTACTTCATATAATGCAAACATGGTTGCAAATGAAGTTTTTATAGACAGTGCAACATTAAGAGAGAATGTTGTTGCACTTGCTAGAAATATTGGATACATTCCAAAGTCAAGAAAGTCTGCAAGAGCAACGGTTACTTTCTTTGTAGATGCGTCTAGTGTGTCACCACAACCATCAGCAATAACTCTTAAAAAAGGACCAGTTGCTACAACCTCAGGTGCTTTTGGAAATCAATCATTTGTTTTTTCAATACTTGAGGACATAACAGCTCCTGTAGTAAATGGTATCGCAACTTTTGAAAGTCTAACAATATATCAAGGATCATTACTATCATCAAACTTTACATACAGTTCAAGAGTACCAAATCAAAGATATATTCTTCCCAACGCAGGAATTGATACGGAACTCATTTCTGTCGTAGTGAAAAGTAATGAAGGATCCACTACTGGAACAAAATATAGTTTTCAAGATAGTCTCTTTGAAGTTAAGTCAGATTCTAGAGTTTATTTTTTACAAGAAATTGAAGATGAAAGATATGAATTAATTTTTGGTGATAATGTTTTTGGTAAAGCACTTGAAGAAGGTAATTATATTACTGCTGATTATATCGTGTCTGATGGAGATAGTGCTAATGGAGTAAGTCAATTTACTTTTGCTGGCAGATTGACATATACAAGAAATGGTACAACGACAACAGTGACATCAGGTATTTCACTACTTACAACAGAACTTATTTCTTCTGGTGGTGAAAACATTGAATCTGTAGAGTCGATCAAAAAATATGCTCCAAGAATATATGCCTCACAAAACAGAGCATTAACAGCAAATGATTATGAGACTTTAATTCCAGCAAAAATATACCCAGAGACAGAATCTATTTCTGTATTTGGTGGAGAAGAATTAGTTCCTCCTCAATATGGAAAAGTCTTTATAAGCATTAAACCAAGAAGTGGAGATTTTCTACCAAATCTAACAAAAGATAATATTAAACTAAAACTCAAAAAGTATTCTGTTGCAGGTATTATTCCTGAGATTTTAGATCTTAAGTATCTTTACATCGAAACGAATTCTAAAGTTTATTATAACACAAATCTAGCACCAAATGCAGACTATGTTTCAACTTTAGTTCAAAACAATACAAATAAGTATGCAGAGTCTACTGAACTTAATAAGTATGGTGCTAGATTTAAGTACAGTAAGTTCTTAAAAATAATCGATGATAGTCATGAATCTGTTACATCTAACATTACAACAATTCAAATGAGGAGAGATCTTAGAGTTCTCTTAAATGCTTTTTCAGAATATCAAATTGGTTTTGGTAATGAGTTTCATATTAAGAGCATGAGTGGATATAATATCAAGTCTTCTGCATTTTTGGTAAGTGGAATCTCTCAAGCTGTATACCTTTCAGATGTACCAAACACAAATGGTGAAACTGGATCATTATTTTTCTTTACAGTTCCAACAGCAAATTCAACTAGCGCAACAATTATAAGAAGAAACGTTGGAACAATAAATTACAAAAAAGGTGTTATTACACTAAACCCAATCAATATTATTGGTGGTAAGGTTAAGGACGGTCAAACAATTATAGAAATTTCTACAGTTCCTCATTCTAACGATGTTATAGGATTACAGGACTTATATTTGCAACTAGATATTAGTAATAGCACTTTTGATATGGTTGCTGATAACATTGCTTCTGGTTTGGATCCATCAGCGTCCACTTATATTTCATCTTCTAGCTATGCAAATGGAGCATTGGTTAGACCAACTCCAGAAATTGTCAGCGGTGGTGTAACTGTTTCCACAACATCTTTATCCACAACACCATTAATAACTAGTGGAACTACATCCACAACCAGCACTCCAAGTGCTTCATCAGGAACATCTTTTTCAGGATCATCATACTAGAAACGTAAGAAAATCATAAAATGACAGAACAGAGAATTAAATTTAACAACGTCGTACAAAATCAACTTCCTTCATATGTAAGGGAAGAATTTCCATTAATTTCTGAATTTTTAAAGCAATATTATATTTCTCAAGAGTTTCAAGGAGCTCCTGTTG